CCGTAGGGCTTGACGTTCGATAAAACACCCGCGTAGGTGTTACTCACGTAAAGGGTCTCACCTTCGTTGAATGCCAACGTATTCATCTGATTCACCTTACCGTACGCGACGGCGACACCTTCTACACCCGGTGCGAGAGAAGCGTCGTAGACGATACCTATGGAAGGCATGGTCGAGGGAGAATTAGCTTTCGCGAGTTTGACGTTCACCACATTCTGGTTATGGAAACTATCTATGTACACGGTATTACCCGCGAGCATCGTGATTCCGTTTTCGGCGTTACGAATCTTGATATAATTGTGAAGTGGGAATTCGTTGACCCATTTTCCGGAATCATCGTACACGAGAATCTGGTCGGCCGCGAGGTCCGTGATCGAAACATTAGAGAGCTGATCGAGTTTCACATCGACGTTCGACGTGAGATCCGTCGCCAAAGCGGTCGTCGGGTTTGTAAACTGAATCGTGTTCGACGTCGCGTTTCCGTGATCGGAAACGACCTGGAGATTCACGTTGGAAAGAAGACCACCGTCACCGAAATAGGCTGAGGCTTGGATATTGGAAGACACGTACGCGTTACCTTCGATGTGAAGTTCTGTGGATGGGGTCAACGTGTTAATACCGATATGTTGATCCACGATCAGGTCGGTCGCGACCCTTCCGGAAACCGCCGTGAGCGCACCCACGTTGGATGTACCGTGAACATCGAGGAGGTACGCGGGTGCTTTCGTACCGAGACCCACGCGACTCGTCTCGGCATCTACGTGGAGAGTGTCTGTATCCACAGTCAGGTTCGAAGACACATAGACGTTACCAACCACATGGAGGTTCGCATCTGGTGACTTGGTCTCAATTCCAACGGCGTGGTTCACCGCATCGACATGGAACGTATTTTCATCAACAGTGAGGTCCCCGGAAACGTAGACATTCCCAACCACATGAAGATTTGCGTCGGGCTCCTTGGTCTCAATTCCAACGGCGTGTCGTCCAGCATCAACATGGAACGTATTCTCGTCGACGGTCAGATCATCAGACACGTAGACATTTCCAGCCACGTGAAGTTTCGCATCCGGAACCTTGATCCCGACACCGACGGATTGTGTACTCGCTTCGACGTGAAGCGCGTCCGTAGCGACAGTTAAATCATCGGACACGTACACGTTCCCCACGACGTGAAGATTCGCATCCGGCTCTTTCGTCTCAATTCCGACGGCGTGGTTCACCGCATCGACGTGGAACGTGTTTTCGTCGACGGTGAGATCCCCAGACGTGTACACGTTCCCGATCACGTGGAGGTTCGCGTTCGGGTTCACTGTCCCAAGTCCTATGGACTTGTACTCCACGTCCACATGGAACGTGTTTTCATCTACAGTCAGGTCCCCAGATGTGTACACGTTCCCGACCACGTGAAGTTCCGCATCGGGGCTTTTTGTTTTGATACCCACGCGCTCCGTCGAGGCTTCGACGTGGAGTGCGTCTGTAGCTACTGTGAGATCATCTGATACATAGACGTTACCCACCACATGAAGGTTCGCATCCGGAGACTTGGTCTCTATGCCGACGGCGTGATTCACCGCATCCACATGGAACGTATCATCGTCAACCGTGAACTCTGTCGCGACGTAGACGTTTCCGACCACATGGAGTTCCGCATCGGGGCTTTTTGTTTTGATACCCACACGTTCCGTCGAGGCTTCAACGTGAAGCGCATCGGTGGCGACCGTGAGATCATCGGTCACATAAACGTTACCCACGACATGAAGGTTCGCATCAGGCGACTTCGTTTCAATTCCGACAGCGTGGTTCACCGCATCGACGTGGAACGTGTTCTCGTCCACCGTGAGATCACTCGTCACATAGACATTACCCACGACGTGAAGATTGGCATCCGGTTCTTTGGTCCCAACTCCAACGGAGTTGTACTCTGCATCCACATGGAACGTGTTTTCGTCAACAGTCAGATCCCCCGATGTGTACACATTACCAACCACATGTAAATTAGCATGTGGTTCCTTCGTCTCGATTCCGACGGCGTGTGCAGTCGCATCGACATGGAACGTGTTTTCGTCAACGGTCAGATCCCCCGATGTGTACACGTTACCGACGACATGAAGATTGGCATCTGGCTCTTTGGTCTCGATTCCGACGGCGTGTGCCGTAGAGTCTACATGGAACGTATTTTCGTCAACAGTCAAGTTCGAGCTCACGTACACGTTACCGACGACATGAAGATTAGCATCCGGTTCCTTCGTCTCGATTCCAACGGCGTGTGCCGTCGCGTCCACATGGAACGTGTTCTCATCGACGGTCAAGTTCGAGGACACGTACACATTTCCTTCCACATGTAATTCCGCATCGGGATCTGTTTCTTTGATGCCCACCTTGTTTCCAATCGAAAGAATATCTGTCGTGTGTGTGTTCCCAGTGACGTACAGAACATTCGACCCGAATTCATCCACGAAAAGGTTCGAACCGACGTCGAGGGAGTGTGTGGGTGTCGTAGTCAAAATACCCACGTTGGACTCTGTGAGAACTCGACCGTACACGCGAACATCGAGTGAATCGGATGTTTTAGGAATGATGGTGGATCCATACGAACTACTGTCGGTATACGCGAACACCAACTCATCCGGTCCTTCCCGGAACCCCACAGCCACGTTAGCATTCGGGCGGTACATGATAATTCCAAGATCTGAAGAGACGTTTTCTTTTCCGAGTTCGATGATGGGATCTTTCACGATCGTGTTCACTGTATTCACGGTCGTGAGTGCACCGTTCACGCGCATGTTCCCATCCACCACCAAGTTGTTTTGCATGTATGTGTTTCCCAACACAGTGAGAAGGTTTGAACCTTCGGTGTCTACATTAAATGTCGAACCCACATCGAGTGTGTGAACGGGATTTCCATTCGCTACACCAACATTAGAGAGGGTCGTGACGGAAGTGACCGCGTCGTTGAATGATACTGTGTTCCCGGTAACATTACCGTTAATCACAGCCGCTTCGAGTGAGAAATTGAGAATATCCTCGGCGACTGCACCAGAATCCATAACCTCTTTCGTGACTTGGTTATACGCCAAGACGGTAATCTTTCGATCCGAGAGGTCTGTGCGTAGACGAAGGGGTGTCATGTACACAGAATCTGAGAAGGGTATATCAAGCTGTTCATCACTCGCGTTGAACACGATCGTATTTTCCGCCTGGTCGTCGGTACAATTTTTACCGAACCTAATCTTGGTGGAACGTTCCACCGTCGGCAAGTTCTTGACCATTTAATATAGAATAGTATTTTAATTCGCGTAGAGAAGGCCCGCCATACCATTCTCGATACGTAATATGTTATAGTTGACCGCATATATAGGGTCATTGATAGGTAAGTCTTGACTCATGATCTTGGCTGAAGAAAGGCGACTGAAATTAAGTGTACCCGTAGGTTGGAGAGAACTCGTGGAGAGGCAAAAGCAATACAGGAAAAAATCGGGGGATGTGACAAAATTTGTGTGGTAGTAATTCATGACATCGATATAATGTGGTTTTCCCCATCGGTAATTACTCACATCGAGACCATTAATGTTCAATTTGACTTTGTTCGTGGGTGACGTGAGTGCACCATCCGTCGTCGTATCAGATGACGCGAGATACTTCACGGGGTGATTAAAGGTTAAATCTTGAATCAATTCACCGGATGCGATATTCTTTTGGACTTGGGTAATCAACAGATCGTGTTTGCGCGAAGCGATGTTTCCACGTTCTTCGTTATCGAGATAATAATAATTGGCGAAACACTCGACGTTATAATTAGACGCAGCGGATGCCCAATGAATACGAATCTCGACGTTATGGTAATTGAGTGCGACGAGGGGGAGAGCGCACTGAGGTCCCTCGCAGAAGAAGAAGCGTAGAGGATAGAAATAGGAACGCGCACTCACACCCGGATGTGTACCGTTCGAACTCTTGGAGACATTTTGTGCGAACGTATCGACGGCGATCTTTTCAGTAAAAATCGCATCTTGAGAATCTACGAGAGACCCACCTATGTACAGTTCGACTTTATCGATGATGGTGTCCCATCGCTGTATGTCGAGCGCCTGAGCTGTATTATCGATTGTAAAATAAACATAACCTAAAAGATCTCCAGAACGTTCAAATTGAACGCTGGACATAGAATTGTTTTTCACCGCTCCATGTATCGTTTGCTTTTCGATGGATTGTGAAAAATTAGCATGTCGTTTGAATGTTGAACTGAAAAACGAAATTTCGGGATTACCCATGATATACTCATCCTGGGCACCTATCGCGATCAATTGAACAATACCGGCGGACATGGTAATACTACTTTAACGGGAGAAAATTACAAATTGGGTTTTCTACACACGAAACGAATAATCAAATAATTATCTTTGGCAGGACTCGAAGGGGCGACGAGCGTGCCATCTTGGTTACGAATATTAACAGTAAAACGATCGATGCTACGAATGGGGTTTGTGTATTGTGTCGCGAGAGGGTAGTTATCCTTGAAACTGATGATTCCGGAATCATCACTCGTCACGATACTCGCGAAAGAGTTTCGGAGAATACTAGCACTCGCTTGACCATTCGGTTCGTTCGACGCACGCTCCGAAAAGATACTGTCCAGTTCCTCGATGGAGATGTAACAGTGTTCGGTATCCGCCGTCGTGTTGATTCGGGCACCGAGAAGCCGAGCCTGAACAACATTCTTCAGGGGTTGCTGAAGATGACACGTGAACGTGTTCGCACTCGACTGTCCGATCGAATCGATGGTGACAGTGTGGTATTCGTGTTGAAGATCGGGAATCAACTGTGTAGGAGCTGTGATGAGCGCCATATATCATTAGCTTAGATTAAAGATCCACCAATCCCACCCGTGATGTCGTACCCGGCTTGGTCGGACACGAGCTTTTGGGCACCACACACACCTCCTGGAGTTAAACCCTTCGAGTAAGGGCTGTCCTT